GAAGCTGTTATTCTCACAGATGAAAACGGTAATGATATTGTTTACGAACATCAAGGCGAAGAATATCTTGCTGCACAAATGGATTATACTTTGGGTAAGATATTAGAGAAACATATAGACTAATTGTTCAACTTTTAAAATTAGAAAGCAGAGTCGCAAGAAGAATTAACAGAGTAGCCGGGCCTCGCAGAAATATGAACGGTGCCGGGGCTGGTGGTAGATTGGTTGCCAGACGTGGCGGTGAAGCTGGTACATCACAGTTGGGGTCACGCAGACAGCGTTATAGTGACCTTCGTACTTCATTTGGTTTAAGCGGTGGTTAGCTATGAGCAAGGTAGAACAAGCGAACCGGTATATAGACCTCATTCGGGTAAAATCGAATGAGGCTTTACTGTTTTTATCACTTGGTAAGGATTCGCTTGTTCTGCTTGATTTAGTCTATCCAAAGTTTGACCGGATTGTTTGCGTGTTCATGTACTTTGTCAAGAATTTGGAGCATATTAACCGTTGGATAAACTGGACTAAAGCTAAGTATCCGAAGATAGAGTTTGTTCAAGTACCACATTGGAACCTTACTTATATTCTCCGTGGCGGTATGTATTGTGTGCCAAATCCGAAAGTAAAGCTATTGAAGTTGGCAGATGTGGTAAAGGCTATGCAGCTTACTCATGGAGTTTATTATACATTCTTGGGCATGAAAAAAGCTGATGGTATGAATCGTAGGCTTATGTTGAAAGGGTATGAGGTAAACGGTTACGAGAATAACGGTATGGTTTATCCTTTGGCTGATTGGACACAAAAGGATATTCTTGCTTATATGAGGCAGCACAATTTACCCGAACCAGTTCGATATTCATTGAAAGCCAGTTCGGGAGTAGGTTTCAATCTTGATTGTATGCTTTGGATGGAGAAGAATTACCCGCAGGATTTACAGAGAATTTACAAAGTTTTCCCGATGGCTGAAAGAGTGCTTTGGGAGTATCATAATCAACAAAAGTAAGGAGGAAAGCCGAGTTAGAAGAAGAACAAAAACAGCAGAAGAAATAGGAAGACAAACGATGCGTGCTCTTGCTGCTAATAATCAAAATGTATCACGTGGTGGCATAAATAGACAAGGTAGAATACTTCGTGCAAATGCAGGTGCATTGCTTCCTATTTATCAAAGGCAAGGAAATAGAGCCGCAGTAAATGCAATGCGTTCACGTTTGGGGTTAACTAATGGATGATATGGAACTAAGTAAATACATAAAGAGTGAATCGGTGGAACTTAATCGTTCTGCCATTCACTTTGCGGATTATAATCCCCGAAAACTATCTGATGAATCACGTAAGACACTGAAACGTGGCATCAAGAAATTCGGATTGGTAGGTGGAATAGTTGTGAATAAGCGTACCGGGCTTACCGTAGTCAGCGGGCACCAGCGTTTATCTGTCATGGACGAATTGCAAAAGTTTCCCGATAACGACTACCGCATTCGTGTCGATGTCATAGACGTGGACGAGCAGCAGGAAAAGGAGTTAAACATTCTAATGAACAACCCTAATGCACAAGGGACATGGGATTTTGACGCTCTTGCCCGTATTGTTCCTGATATTGACTGGAAAGATGCAGGTCTGACCGATGCAGACTTGAATATGATTGGTGTCGACTATCTTTTGCAGACCGAAGAGGAAAACTCTATTGCGAATGCTTTGTCTGATATGATGGTCCCAGTTTCCGAACAAAAAGAAGCCAATAAAGCCGCCAAGCAGTTGGAACGTGTCGAAAAGGTTGCCCACATGAAAGAGGTCAAACATCAGGTGAAAGAAAACGCACAGAAGCAAGCCGAGAACATGGATGCCTATGTGGTGTTGTCCTTTGATACCTATGAAGCTAAAGCCGCTTTCTGTGAGCGGTTTGGGTATGACCCCGATATGAAGTTCATAAAAGGAGAAGTGTTCGATGAACAAGTAGAAAAAATAGATTAATTATTGGGAGGAAAGCTGAGTCAGAAGAAGACAAAGAAGTTTTAACGAAATACTTGGTACTGTAAGAAGATTAAAAAGAGTATATCCAGGAGAAGCAAATAATTCGCGAATCATGAACGCAGCAAGAAACGCAGGTAAGAATTTGGCACGAAACTTAGGAGTAGATGCGTCTGTGTTGTCACTTCCTTATTGGCGAAAGCAACGTGGATATACAACTGTAAGTAGAGGATTGGCAAACGGATAATTAATTATGAGCAATAGTGAATCTCAAAACAGAAAAGGTAAAGGAGGAAGAAAGCCTAAGTTTGATTATACAAGCGAGGACTTTCTTTCTCTCGTGGAATCGTATGCCAAAAAGGGATTCACTGACAAGGAAATTGCTTATGCCATAGGGATTTTGCCTCAAACATTCTGCGAAAAGAAAAGTGAGTACACCGAAATATCCGAAGTCTTAGCGCGTGGGCGCGCGACAATCAATGCCACTGTAAGGGCTAAATTCCTTGCAATGGCTCTCGGTGGCATAAAAACCAAAAGCATCGTGGTAAGAAAGCTCCGTGATTCAGAGGGAAATTTGACAGGTGAGGACGAATTACAAGTTAGCGAAAGCGAGTTGGCACCAAACTTGCAAGCAATGTCTGTTTGGCTGTATCACCACGATGAGGATTGGAGAAAGGTTGAACGCAAGCAGGATGAAGACGCTGATATTCCAACAGACATAGAGCATGGCATCAACATTGATTCCTGGATTAAAGACAAGCTAAAATGATAGTACCTCAAGAAATTTACCATCCATTATATGAGGATAAGGAAAAATTTATAATTCTTATCACCGGTGGGCGTGGTAGCGGAAAGTCTTTCAATGCTTCTACTTTTATTGAGCGGTTGACTTTTGAAATGACTCCTGTAGAGAAGATTGTGCATCAGATTCTTTACACCCGTTACACGATGGTTTCTGCCGGTATGTCTATCATCCCCGAAATGATGGAGAAGATAGATTTGGACGGTACCACGAAATATTTCAAGACCACAAAGACGGACATAGTCAATAAGATGACTAAGAGCCGTATCATGTTCCGGGGTATCAAGACTTCTTCCGGGAACCAGACAGCAAAACTGAAATCCATTCAAGGCATTACGACTTTCGTCTGCGATGAAGCGGAAGAGTGGACAAGCGAAGATGAGTTCGACAAGATAATGCTCTCCATTCGCAAGAAGGGTATTCAGAACCGGATTATCATCATTATGAATCCGTGCGATTCCAATCACTTCATCTACAAAAAATACATTGAGAAAACTCACAAGCTGGTGGAGATTGACAGTGTGCAGGTTCAGATTTCCACTCATCCGAATGTGCTCCATATCCATACTACGTATTTTGATAACTTGGATAACCTTTCTCCTGAGTTCCTGAAAGAGGTGGAAGATATGAAGGTGAGTAATCCTGAAAAGTATGCTCATGTGGTTATCGGCCGTTGGGCAGACGTGGCGGAAGGTGCTGTGTTCAAGAAGTGGGGAATTGTTGACGAGTTTCCGGCTTGGGCAAAGAAAGTTGCTTTCGGGCAAGACTTCGGTTATACGCATGACCCGTCTGCTTCCATTCGTTGTGGTATCGTTGATAACGCCCTTTACTTGGATGAAGTGGATTACCGTACTGGATTGCTTTCTTCTGACATCATCAAGACTCTTCGCCCGTGGGGATTGAAAGTCATTGCTGACAGCGCAGACCCACGTTTGATTCAAGAGATACACAACGGAGGAATCAAGATATATGCCGTAGAGAAAGGTGCAGGCTCTATCAATGCCGGAATTGACAAAATGAAAGATATGGAGATTTATATAACCAAACGCTCGTACAACTTGCAAAGCGAGTTCAGAAAGTATGTTTGGGCAAAGGATAAGGACGGGAACTATATCAACGAACCGGAAGACCATGACAATCACGGAATAGATGCTGTACGTTACTATGTATTGGGTGAGCTTCTTGGTAAGATTCAGAAGCCGAAAGATTTAACTGGAATATTCACACACTAAAAATATAGATTATGCCATTAACGCTTGAAGAAATATTAGCATTGCCTGACATCGGGCAGAAGATAAACTACCTGAAGAAAGGTAGGAAGACTAAACTTCCTGACCGTTGTGAACTTTGGGATGATTGGAATCCGGAACGCCATGAAATCATGGTTGACAAAAAGAAATATCCGGACAGAAAGGTTCTTGAAAAAGAAGCAGAGAAGCACTTCGATGAAAAAACGGGTAAGACTTATGAAATCGAAGCAAAGTATAAGACTGAACCGGTGAACCGTATTTCCATTCCATTGGAACAAGATATAGTGAACATTCAAACAGCTTTCACGGTCGGCACAGAACCGTCTATGGATTGCACTCCAACCGATGATGATGAAAAAAAACTGCTGGATGCGGTAAAGGCTGTATTCAAGTCTAATAAAATCAAATATCAAAACAAGAAGATTGTCCGTGCCTGGCTCTCCGAACAGGAAGCGGCAGAATATTGGTATGTTACCGATGATGATTCGTTTTGGGCAAAGTTTTGGAAGAAAATAAAGACTTCTTTCGGGGGGAAGGTCAAGCCCACCAAGAAACTGAAAAGCGTGTTATGGTCTCCATTCAGAGGTGATAAGCTATACCCGTTCTTTAACGACGAAGGTAAAATGATTGCTTTCTCACGTGAGTACAAGAAGAAGCTCATGGATGATTCGGAGGTCATCTGCTTTATGACTATCACGGAC